ATGCTGTCTCGCACCCAATTCCCCAGCCCGTGGTCCGTGACCGAACACGAGGAAAGCTTCGACGTTTGTGACGGCTCCGGCCGCTCGCTTTTCTACGTCTACTTTGACGACGATGCCGTCCGGGCAAGCGTTCGGAATCGGATGACAAAGAAGCAGGCGAGAACGCTCGTGGACGCACTGGTGACGCTGGCCCCGCCAGACCGACGGATCAAGTCCAGCGTCCCCGATCAGCGGTTGCCTATCGCACGATTGCCGGCAGGCGAGCCCTAGCGCAGGAATTCGCGCAGCCAAATCTTGATATGGCCCAGGTTGGTGACGCCGAGCCATATGAGGTTGATGGCTCCAGTAACGACGGCGGTGACGAAGACCATTCCGAGTGCGACCTGTGCTCGGAAGCCCTTCATTTCATCGACATCGGGCTTCATGATCGCGACGCTGGCGGTGACACTGGTGACGTCCCGCTTCATTTCCGCCAAGTTCGAGCGGACTTCCTCAAGGGCCTCGTACTGCTCTTTCCGGTTTTCGGAGGCGCGCCCCTGCTCCTTGAGGATGAGCTGGTTTTGCCCCTCGATCCGGCCGAGCGCCTGGGCGAGATCCAGCAACAGACCCGTGGGTTCGACATTCGGCGGCCGGTCGCCGTCATTGGTGCCGTTCACAGGCATCCCCGGCGCTCAAGAAATCGGTTGTGCTCCATGATCTGGCGAATGGTTTCTGGCGTGTCGGAACGGGACGGGCGGATTGGTTCCTGACCCGCGCACACCGCGCTAGTCCCTGAACCACTTGTCGTCTGACACCCTGCCAGCAGCAACATCCCGACGAGCATCATCGCGGGCCTTCCGGCCCTTGTCAGCGGACTTGGTCTCAGCATCGTCCCATTTCCTTTGCGTCCGGCGGGAGCCGTCCCGGTTGCCCTTGTGATAGACGGAGAGGGCCGCAGCGGCCGTCAGGGCGGCGGCTAGGGCGTATTTGCGGAGGGGCGGGAAGAACCACGCCAGCGCGCCAGCAGACGCCATCACGGCCCCGCCAAGGCCGTACCAGGTCCAGATGGAATCCCACATGGCTCAAGCCATATCGGGAATGGCGACAGGCGCCGGCTGTCGGTCCTGCCGGGCTTGCCACCAGCGACGGCCGGCCTTGACCAGCAGGTAGCCGCCATAGCCGAGGCCAGCCACAATGGCCGCGCCGAGGGCGATCCGGACAGCCCAATCGGGAAGGGCGGCAAGGTCGGACAGGCGGGCGGTCACGGTGTCGAAATTGGCCCACGCCAGACTGCCGAGACCGGACAGGCTCGTGCCGGACTTGGCTTCCTCGACGGCAACCTTGCCTTCGGGGGTCTTGCTGATCTTGGTATCGGCTTCCGTCGCCTTGGCAGCGCCCGCGCCGGCCGTGGCCTTGCCGGGGACGGACCCCATGGCCCACGCCTGTCCGCCAGTCCGGACCTCCCGGACCCGATTGGTCCAGCCCTTGCCAAACGTGCCCCACGTCTTGAGGTCACGGAGGAAGGCCATCCGCTGGTCGCAAATACTCCCGATCAGCGCGTCATGGTCCGGGTGCTGGTCTACGCCATCGAGAGTCTTCGCCCCAACCAGCCCGTCAATCAGCCCGGAATATAGGCCATCTGCCCGGAGCGCCCGTTGCAGCCAGCGGACGGACTGCGCCACGCCCGAGTTCACCGCCCCGTCGAACACGACATAATCGACGCCGAGCGGCAGCCGGTCCCCGGCGATCTTGTCCCAATATTGAGTCTTGTAGATCGCGTCCCGCTCCTGAGAGGTGAGGTTCCGGACGGACTGTGTGGGCAGACCACGCTGCCGGCGATAGGCGTCATAGGTGGTCTGAATGATGCCTTGATTGGTCGCCCCGCCGGGGTCTTTCGGATGGTGAACGAAGCCGCCTTCATGCCGGAGCACGCGCGAGAGCGCGGCAGAATAGTTCTGCTTCATGGCTTCCTTTCGGGCAAAGAAAAAGCCGCCCGGAGGGGCGGCTGTTAGCTTAGATATCGGGAGACAAATCAGGCCAGAATTTCTTGGCTAATCTTCCACGCCATTCTCTCGTAAAAAGGCATATCGTAATGCAATGACGCCTCACCCCATGGGGCGTCAGGACTCGTCCACGTCACATCACCAAAGGCACAGATGTGCGAACTGCTAATCTCGGACTTATAACGCTTGAGCGCTCTCTGGTAATGATCCCTGTAGAAGCCCGAGTATACTTCGGCGCCCAAATACGCCTTCGCATCCTGCATAGTCCCGCCACGTACCGAAATTGCAGTAGGCGGACAGTCCAAAAGGATAACCTTCGCATGAGGCTGATGGCTGGCGATGATGCCAGACAGACTCTTAAGCCCACGGCCGAACGCCCTCGAATATAGCCTGTCACCAGGTTGGATCCGTTTAAACCGCTTCTCCAGAAGCCTTCGAAGGTCTGGCTTATCGTGGAGTTCCACGCCAATCGAGAGAAGCTTCCCATCCAACATAATCAGGGACGGATAACTGTCTCGCCAGAAGTCGATGATTATAGCATCGAAGTCAGTGTTAGTTAATGTTTGCGTGAAGCGCCCAGATGCCTCGTATCTCATGCGCTTCAACACGTCGTCGTGTTCTTCGACGGCGCTATAAGCATCTCCGAGCGCGGAAGCAAGATCAGACCCATTAAACTGGGAAAGGGGGTCAAACATCGCGGTAGGAATGCGATAAATTTGTCCTGCCTGGGTGGCTCCAGGTAACTTGAGCGTCACATGTTGAGCATTGCACCCGCCGATGAATAACGCTGTCTTCAACATCATCCCCCCCCCCGCGCAACGTTAGACGAAGCTCATCAACTATCGCAATGGAAAATTGTCGCATATAACTATTAATTATACTGTATAACTACGCTTCCCTATCGATCCGCTTTAAACACACGTCTTGCTAACTCTTTTTATTCATTCCTATCAGGTCGTCCTGCCCATGTTTGCGCGCATCATATGCTGATAGCTCAGTATTGGCATCCGGGGACAAAGGGTCAGTATCTTTCTTGGAGAATGTCGCCGGCTTCTGGACCCGAACGAAGACCATTTTATCACTCGATTTCATAGGTTATGTCCATATACGCAAGTTGGTCGTCACCACTAAACGGATACGACGTATCATCGCGGGTGATGTACGCTTTGTTATCGCCACCAACAAGCAGCGCACGCAAAGAAGCGCCAGTTACTCTTACCTCAATGCCGTTTCGAGAGAAGGTGCCGTTTTTTGGGGTGAACGGAAGCGTTGCCATCAGATAACCGGAGGCTGTTCCGACTGACGCGCTGTCGATCTCGAGATGAACAGTGACCCATTTGCCGATTTTCTTATATCGCGCAGCGGCGACGGTCAGGGTGCCCGGCGTGCCGCTCCCGACACTCAACGTTGGAGTCCACGTCCTCGTCCACTCAGAGGACTCGAAAACGGTGAGCTGTCCTCCGGAACTGTCGAGGATGTCGGCCGTACAGCCTTCAAATTCTGGGTCGAATACTTGGATGTCCTGTGCACCGCTTGCGACGCGTAGACCGAATTCAGGGGCGACGCCCGGCCCTTTGCGAACTCGCAAAGTCATAATCCGTGCATGGGAATAATCCTCAAGGACATCCACGCCGCCAGAGCCGTCGTTGTTCTCGTTGAGGCTTATCGCGTCTCGGAGGTTCACTTCCCACGAGCCGGCGCCAGCATTGCTCCGGAGAATAACAGGCCGTTCCGTTCCGTTCGTCCCGTCGATATTAAGTTTTGATAGGGCGATCTGGTCGATGCCTAGATCCGCTCCGATCTTGCAGTCGTTTACAAACCGGAAGTCGAAGGACAATGCGCCAGCGACACCGTTGTAATCCTCCGGCTGCGTGATCTTCAGCCCGGTTCCGAGAGGACAGCTGTCTAGATACACGCCGTCCATATAGATGGCCGTGATCTGGTGGTCCTGGGCTTCACCATCGAACGCTTTAGCAGGATCAATCAGAATGATTTCATCTCGGCACATGCCGAAATGGCCGCCTGATTCCCACCAAATGCCGTCAGCGCATGTGATCCAGATATTCTTGGATAAACGCCCGTTGATCTGTTGCCCTCGCCACTCGGAAAGACCGAAGTGGATTTCGGAGGGGATAATCCCTCCGAGAGTACCGCCTGCCCGGAATGGAGATTTCTCGATTTTCAGTAAGTACGAGTTGGCGCGGTATTCAGCGAACGCCGCGTCCGAAGCCATCTGGAACTGTGTGAACTCGTGACCGCCACCGCCGATAAGCGTCATACAGGCGTAATGGGCGTACAGGCCGACGTTATGAACTTTGGCAGCGAAGACATCATGGAGAACGAGTGCGCGCCCTGTGTTTGTGTCCGCTGTCGCGTAGATGTTGAAATCGCGGAGGTCGATTGCACCAACGTTGTGCTGGTTTTCCTCCGGTGAGAAATTCAGAAAGTCTCCTTGATCGTTGCTGTCGATCAAGAAATATGTCGTACCCGTTCCTCTGATCTGAGTGTGGTCTTGACGAAACACAGGAAATGCTCCGGGGGACGCAACCCGAATACTCCCCGGCAAATCAAATACCAGCGACTTTTTGCCAAGCAGAGCTGCCTTAGCGCACATATTCGAGATGCGCAGCTGATTATCAGTGATACTGTCGTCAACAACGTCATAGTCGCTGGCGCGAATTTCGTCGGACCATCGCTGTTCATTTGAGCGGCGGACTGTCCCATCATTAACCGCGAACTTTCCCAGCGCGGCCACATCCTTGAGCGCAATGGAAGTGCTCTCGTCGCTCGGCGTGACGTTGGCGGCGCCGACCACGTTATCAACCGTGTCCCACGCAGTTTCGTAGTCAGAACTTGTCTGCTTGCGGAGAATGGTGCCCGCTGCGCCGCCAGTGGCGACGCCAGCGCCTGTAGCGCCGGCCGGGCCATCAGCGCCGACTGGCCCACGCAGGAAATAGGACAAGCTGATAGCTGCCCCGCCCGAGGGCTGGCTGAATCGAAGCATGGCGATGTCTCTGAGTTAGAAGGCGACCGGGTTCGGCCGGAAGGTCACGACGCCGTGCGCCCACGCGGTCACGACGCCGTTTGCGTCCTCTGAGGCGAGGTCGCAGACGTAATCGCCGCGCAGGTTGATGGGCGGATGGACCATGATATTCAGGACGCAGGGATTGCCGTCGTCATCGTCACCGATGGACAGGCTTCCATCGTCCGTGGAGAGGGTGAGGCTGGGACTGGTTGCACCGTCGCAGGCGCGGAAGGTCATCCGGAAGGAAAGGCCGGTGAGGTCTGTCGGCACACCCGCCGCGCTGAAATAGATGGCGGAGGACCACGTTGCATTCGCGGCAATCTCGCCGCTGACTTCCATCAGCGCGCCGCCGCTGCCATATCCGGAGCGGGCCAGCATCAGCGGTCACCCCACACGGCCACGGTGATATAGTCCGTGCCGCTATCGGAGACGCCGGTTCCGGGATTCTGAATCTCGAACCTGACAGTCGTGGTGGTCAGCGCCTTGACATAGATCGTGCGGGTGGAGGTCGCGGAAGATTGATATCCGAGAACAACCGGGAACACTACCGTGGACATTGCGTTCGTCAGCGTCAGCGTCAGGTCGCCGGTCGAGTTCTTGACCAACCCAGAAAAGCCGAATTGCTGCTCGATGGTATAGGTGCCGTTGGACGTATTCTTGATAAGCGCCCAAGCCTTCGGGACGGCGGGGTGGTGGATCATCATCGCCGGGGGAACGAACGTGTCGTTATCGGTCGCGGCCTCCATGATGGCTTGATCGGCCTTCTGGCCGGTTGTCATCACGTCCTGCCATTCGCCGTCCTCGTAGCCCTCGAAGCGGTCATTGTCCGTGTTGTATCGGAGCTTGCCATCATCGGGACTGCCGGGGCGCTGCGCCGTGGTGCCAGCGCCGATCTGGGTGCCGGCCGGTCCGACCAGCAGGCCGGTGACGTTGGCGACCTCTCCGGCCAGCCCGTTGACCTCGCCCTGAGAGGGCACGCCCAGATTGGTCCGGGCCGTCCCGGCGTCCGTGGCCCCGGTGCCGCCGAATGGAATGCCGAGGGCGCCCGCACCGAGGGGAATGCCGGGGTCAATGTCGTCGCCGCTGTAATCCGCCAAGGACGAGCCGTCCGCCTTTTTGGCGACGATCTTGTAGGAGGCTGGCGCGATATATCGCTTGGGACAGACGCCGGAAGTAGAAATCACGATGGGGTTCGCGGCCGGAACTGCCAAATCAGCGTCTGAGAACAGCGCGAGCGGCGTTGTCGTCTGGGCCGCGTAGATGTAGAGTTTCGCCCCAGCGAGCGGCAAGCCGTTTTCATCAACGACCGGCAAGAGCGAATTACGGATGAGCACTGCCATTACGGGCGGACCTCAAAAGAAAAGGCCGCCGGGCTGGCGACCTTGTTAGTTCTCGACTCTAGGTTGTGAGGTGCGGTACCCTCCCTGAATTGTGGGAGGGGCGCGATGTCGAAATATGTGGTGAGCTACGATCTGCGGCGCGAAGTCACTTCAACGGACTGGTATCGACTACACGAGACGTTAAAAACCGCCGTCGATTACTGCTGGCCGCTCCAGTCAATCTGGATTATTGAAACACCGAGGACCCCAGCTGACATCATAGGGGTCCTTCGCTCGCAAGGCGTCATTGATGATAACGACGGCATCATCGTTCTTGAGATCACGGGGAAAGGGGCTTTCCGGAGGGTCGCCAGCCAGGAAACGGCCAACTGGCTTGCCCAGCACCTTTACCAAGTCTGACATTGACGTGTTCCTTATGAAAAGGCCGCCCAGAAGGACGGCCTTGGAAATAGTTGGAGAGCGAATTGACAACCTTTGAGATTGCCCTTTTGAGCATTTCGGCGGGTATTCTTATCGCGTTGTTAGTTGTGGTCTGGCTTCTTCTGGAAATCCATCACTTGATACGCGTCTGGATGCTGGATTGGGGGAAGAACCCTATGTACGCCACCGGAAGCGAGTTGCGAGAGGTCAAGGATGAACTCTCTCGCGCTGCCGATTATATGAGAGTCTGGAAGCGCGAATCCTATGACTGACCTTCCTCGTTGGGCATTCTGGCTGGCGAATGCCAGCGTCATAGTTCTCATCTATCTTTTTGCCCAAGTGGCCAATGCCGCCGGATGGCAAATCAGCCTCGGATTCGGTGTCGGGGCTTTGTATATGTTCTGCCTTTTCCGTTGGCACTACGGCTGGTGGCCGGACTTCAATATGGACGGTGAGGACGACGCCAATTCCCAGCTTCCCCGCATAGACCCCGACCGCACCAACTATCGCTGATCATTCAGCAGATAGGAGTTCGCCCCGGCGATGGCGGCGGCGTCTCTAGTTGGTCGTGCAGCAACCGACGCCTGCCGGCGGCCAACGGCCTCAATTGCGCGGGTAAGCTCCTTCATCGAATCCGGATTTGTCAGCAGTTCTCCGAGAACCTCGTCCGACCTGGACCGAAGAGTGTCGCGGATTTTCTTCGGAACCGTACCGATTGCCCGCCGCAGCAGGCTAACCGGCGGCGCTCCTGAGAACGCATCCATAATGAGGTCGCCAGCGATCCCATCTGCGTCCTGACGTTCAGCGAGACGACGCGCTGTAGCAGAGTTGCCCAGTGCACGACTGGTCAATTCGGAAGAAGTCACCTCGAAGTTGAGTCTGTCCGCCCATTTGGCCGCTGCCGCCTCGTCCGGCATGATAGCGGCAACCTTCGACCTCATCTCGGGCGAGCGGAAATACTTGGTCATATCCCCCAGCTTCGCCGGGTCATTGCCCATCTTGCCAAGCATGGATGAGACAGCGCCTATGCGGAAAGCCTCCCGTTCAGCCTCAGGCATATGTTGCAAGGCCGCCCGAAGCTCCTCCGCACCTATCTTGGTATCGAAGATTCTGCGACCTTCCTCCACCGCGTCCAAATATCTGGATGGACCAGCCCAAGCATCACGAGCCTTCGCATAGGCCGGATTATGTTGATCGACGACGCCGATTAGGTCATCACGCATTGCGGAGAGGACGCGCGACTGATTAGCATTCCCCTTGCGTACGGCTTCTCCAACTATACCGTCTACCTGCTTCTTCCACGCGTCGATCTGGACCATGAGAGGCGCGTTTCTAACGTCTGCAATCCCATATTCGGTCTGTAGAGTTCTTCGGAAATCGGGGCTGCGTAGAACATGCTGGCCCCAGCCAGTGCTGGTGATCCGGTTCCAAACCTGCTCGATTTCTGGGGCGGTTCGAGCATTGAAGTTGAAGGCTTCATCATAGAGGGGACGGGCAGCTTTCGCCCTTTCTGCCATAGTTTCCTGAATGGCCTGATGTGCAGTCTTGCTGGTGCCCGTCAGTTGGCGTAGGTCAGTGCTCAAGCGCGCCATCTGTCCCTGCTGACGACCTGTCAGGGCAGGGACCACAATAGTCCGGCCGGCGCCGGGCGTCTGAGCGACCCGTTCAACGAGCCCACGGACGTTCTCGCCGCCAGCATCGGCCAGCGCCGCAACACCGGGGCGGGTCGCTTGCAAACCCTGCGTGCGAGCCATAAGAGCCGCCGGAGTGTCAGCGTCCCGCATAATTGCCCGACCGAGGTCGGCGGCTACATTTGCGCGCGGGGATATAGCTCCGCGAACAGCGTTTGCCGTCGCGCCGACACCTCGTGCTAGACCGGGGACGATTGCACCAACGGCTAATCCAGTGGCCCCGCCTTCTAACGCTCCTTGGGCGCGACCGCCGGGGTTCGCTTCGCCGGCTCCATAGGTTGCGCCGCCCCCAGCGCCACCCAGCATCATCCGGGCGACGGTAGGTAGCTTGGAGATGCCAGTTGCTGCGGCGGCTGCGCCAGTTGCAGGTAGAGCCGCCAGCGTTCCGGCAACAGCCCCGCCAATCTCGCCGGGCACCTTGATAGCTGTGGGGATCTGCTGGTCGCGGCGCTTTTCAGCGGCGAGGTTTTCCTCGTAGGTCCCGTTGCCGGCAAGCTCATTCGCCTTGGCTGATAGTTCATCAGCCCACCCGAATGTCATTCCAGAAGCCAGAGAACGAACCGCATCGTCTACATAGCCAAGAACGCCCTTGGACTGCTGCGGCACCGGGCGCCAGTCCTTGCCATCGAAGGCCAACATTTCCTTGGTCTGGGGATTAACGGCGGTTTTGGCCTTCTGCCAATTGCCGTCATCACTGAGAAACATCGTTTCCCCGGTTTGGTCATTGACTGCGATAGGCATTATTCAATGATCCGAAAGCCAGCGGGCGGCGTCGGGATAGCAGGCGCCACGGCCCCATCTTTCGGCGTGCCGGTCTCGCTTCCCAGCCAGTTGAAATCTCCCATGGACGGGCGCCGGCCTTTGTATCCCCGGAGCGTGCCGTGTTCCTCGAAATACTGCACCATGGCCTGCGTAGATTCTCCCATGGATTTGATGGTTTCGAAAAGACGGCGGACGCGCTTTACATTTTCTTCCGGCTTGAGGCGAGGATTGAACGCGCGTGCGATCAATCGGTCGCCTTCCTTCTCGGTGAACTGCGCACCGAGAATTTCTCGCAGCGACCGCTGGACAACTTCCTCCACCCCTTCCCGGGCAATGGTCCCTTGCTCGTTGATGAACGGCTGGAGGAAATCGGGAAGCACACCAACAGCGCCGGTGACATTGCCGCCCTTTTCGAGAATGCCCAGCGCCTCGTTAAGCTGGGTAAGCTGCTTGGCCGAGTCCGCAAAGCCTGACGTGTTCCATCGGAGATAGGTGTCTGCGAAAGATTCGTCGATCTTCTTCTGGCCCGGCGACAAGCTTTCGCCGCCGACGGTTACATTCGTTGCGCCGGCCTTCCGCAGGTCTCGCTGGAAATCCATGTAAGTGCCGGGGAAACCCTGACCCTTCGCGAACAAATACTGCCTGACAGCTTCCGGTGTCTTGTTCTGCTCGAACTCCTGCGCCAGTAGCGTTTTAGCCACGTCTTTCATATTCGCGGGGAGGTTCGGATTTGCCATGGCTCCGATGAGCTGCTGGGCACGCAGCGACAGGTTCATTCCGCCGCTGGGCTGTCCGGAAGTCGGGCCATTCGCCTGAGGTGTGCCGGGAACGACATACTGCGCCGGACGCGCATTCGGGGGGATTGCTGCCGGGTCGGCGTCGTTCGCCGTGACGCCAGCAGCCTGAGCGAACCGCTGTCCATACTGCTGGACAGACGTGCCGAGCTGGTCCTTGGCGTTCGGGTTGTTCATCCCGCCTTCGCCGGCAAACCACGCGCGGGCAGCACCTTCCGGACCGTATTTTGCGGCATACTGGCCGAAGCGATGTTGAAACACCGCGTCCTGCGCCTGCGGATCAGCGAGGAATTCCTGCGGCGTCATCCGCCGACCAAGGGCAGCCTGCGTCCACTCCGGAATATTGTTACCCATGACCTGATATTTGCCATAGGCCCGATCACCCGATTTTGTTACGAGCGGCCCCAAGGCATCATATCTGCCGCCGGACTCGATCCCGGCGATGGCGTTGCCCCAAGATTGCGGGTCACTGGCCGACTGTCCGGAAGCTCCTGCGGAAGGTTGTCCGGTCAACGCGCTGAGAAAGTTCTGCCCCGCCTGCGCCTGTAGACCACGGGTGCGCTCTGCCTCCTGCAAGCCCATGACCTTGAGGCCAGCGTCCAGTTGACCGGCCCCCATCAACTGGTCGATTGCCGATCCGTAATTACGGGATTGCAACGAGCGACCAGCATCCTGCACCAGGCCCTCTTTGCGCCACGTATCCCCGCGACTATAGCCTTTGTCGAAAGCCGACAGGGCGTCGAGGATCGACGGGACCGGGATGCTGAACTGGTTTGCCATCAGTAGATGCGTCCCATCAGAGCATTGGTGGCACCGCCGCCACCGAACCCCCCGGCGAGATTGCCGAGCGTGCTTCCAAGGCCACCGAGCCCGCCGACGCCACCCAGCGCCATACCGGCAAGGTTCATGCCGAGGCCGGCGATATTTCCAGCGCCAGCAGCCCGCGCACCGGCACCGGCCACCATGCCATCTGCAATCGTGCCTGCCGCGCCAAGCTCACCCTGATAGGCGGACTGGCGGGCGGAGAACTCGTTGTTGAGGCCCGTTCCCGTGGTTCCAACCTGCGCGCCCGTGGCCTGCAAGCCCTGACCACCAAGGCCGGACAGACGATCCAGCCATCCGCCGAATTTCTGCGTGGCGTAATCCTGCCCGAAGCGGTTGAGCGATTTCAGGGTGCCGCCGCTGTTCAGCAGGCCCTGCGCCGCTCGATTGCCCGTGATGGCGTTGCTGCCCTGCGTCAAACCTTCCATATAACCCGGCGAGGCGCGGAAGGTATCGAGGGCTGCCGCCTGCGCCTCCGGTCCTGCCAGGCCGAGCGCGGCCAGATAAGTCTGGTATCCCTGCTGGCCTCCCTGGACATATGGATCATAAGAACCAGCGAGCTGGGCGAACTGATCCCGGCTTTTCTCGCCGGCAAGGATCATCCGCTCGTTGGCTTCCTGCTGCTTGCGGTATTTGTCCGCAGCCGCGGCCTGCGCGGTCTTATCCGCGTCGGCACCGGAGAATACGTCAAAGAATCCCATGGTCAGGTATCCATACGGCCAGAGGTGCGAAGGGCGGCCAGAAGGGCGTTGTGGGCGGTGGAGATTTCCGCCTCGTCTGCGGTGTCCGGGTCAAGGTCCGGCTGGGCAGGCATCACCGGGAAGGTCTTGGCGGTCAGGTCAGAGGACAGCGTGTCGATGCGCTGATTGATCTCAGTCAGGCTGGTTTCGGTCCCGCCGCCCTGTGCCTTGAGCGCGTCTTGCAGCGCGTAGATCAGCCGTTCCAGCCCCTCCAGATAATCGGAGAGGTTCGGATCGATATCGACGCGCGGCAGCGTCGTCCTGCGTGTTGCCATTACAGTTTCAGCGGCCGGACAGCGGCGTCTGCGGCGACAAGGCCGCGCGCAACGGGGTCGGAGACGGACAGCTTCCAGACGCGGCCCTGAGGCCCAAAGCGGCCGAGGCGACGGCTGGTCACGCGGGTCCGATACTGGCCCCGCTTGCCGAGGGAGACGTGGCGGGTGATTGGGAAGGTCGATCCGCCATCATTGGACCACGACAGCATGACCACCGGATCATATCCCTGATCGGTCGGTAGCAATCGGCCATAGCCCGTCGCCATATCGAAGTGCATCGCATCCACAATCCCGCCGTTCGGAAAGGCGTGCATCGTGGGCGACACCACGTCCCAGATCATCGGCGCGCCGGCCTCGGTCGTCGTGTCGGAATCGAAATAGTAGACATTCCCGCCGAAGCGGTCGGTCACGATGGTCTTGCCCCACGCCTGGAAGGCGTTGGAGTGTCGCCAGCGGGTCTTTTGATGGCTCCTGCGCCGGTGCCAGACGCCCGTTGCGGCATCGTAGGAATAGGACCAGTTCGAGCCCGTGATGTTGTAGAAGCTATGGCCCTGACTGGCCCACGCCATGGCCTCGATGGCTTCCGGGTTCGGATCGGCCTCGATGGCGCGCTCCACCTCGTGATTGCTGATCCGTGTCGGGGTGTAGCCGTTCAGCCGATAGACAATGCCATCAGAGCCGACGAACAGGATTGAGCCGTCCGTCGAGACAACCGAGTGTTTCGCCAGCAGGCCCTTGGGAATGGTGCTGGACCCAGAACGCGGGCGGAATGGGTCCTCGGCGTCTCCGGTCGGTGCCCAAACCTCCGTGACCTTGGTCCCGAACAGGAACAGCTCGGACCGATCGACAAAGCCGCGCACCAGCCGATCTGGAAGTTGCTCCGCTGTATAGAACGACAGGCCGTCGATGATCGTCGCTTCCGACTGCTCGGAATAGTACCAGCGGCCGGTGCTCCCGAAATAGAGGACGTATCCGACGAGATAATCCACGGAATTGGTATCGTACGGAAGATCCGGATCAACAATCCGCGTCACCGAGTCAGACGCAATGACGTAGCAGCCTACATCGGTCTGCACTACGATCTGCGGAATCGTCGCCTGATTGCGCGTGATCGTGACCTTCGACGCGCCGGGTATGGTCCCGATCCGCGTCATTGCCCCGTCAGATGTCAGTTTCCACGCGCTGGACGAATGCACCAGATAGGCGCATTGCAGGTCGTCGCAGTAAATCGCGCCACGGCACGGCGTATCCGGACCGGAGGCGAAGGGCAGGGTGCCATCACAGGCCATCACGCCAAGCATCCCCTTGGCATCCTCGCCCAGCTTCTCGGCATACGCATTCACCAGCGAGGTCACGCCCATAAAGGCGTATTTGCCCCGGTTGGTCTGGAATGCGATGGGAACGGCGGTCATCGGCCCATCACGTCGTTGGTTCGCAGGGTCAAAGGACGAATGCCTCGCGGTGCCGATAGGCTGGACAGCGCCCGTTCCGCCTCTCGCATGGCAGCCATGGCCGTCGCCTGATCCATCAGACCGAAAGACGGCGCGATGGCCAGACCGATCCTGCGCGACAAGGCCGTGAGGTAGGCCGGAGGGATCGCCATGGCCGACCCATTCCAAATCGGCATGTTGAGGGCCGCGAGCAGAGTAACCTCACCCTCGACCGTCTCCTTTGCCCAAGCCAGGTCATCCGGGCTCGGCATTTCCTCCGCTGCCACAAGGCCCAAGTCCTTGAGCATACGGGTTGCCAGATCGGTCAGTGAGTAGGCCATATCTCATCCCGAAGCTTGGGGGAGAGGGCGATAACGTCCACGTCCTCGTGCGCGATTGCCGCGCTCAAGAGACCGCCGGATCGGTCGATCATGATGTCAGGGCACGACCGGAGCAGCGCCGCGAGGAAGTCCACCTGACACAACATGTCAGGGCTGGTCAGGAAGTCCTTTCCGCCGCATTCGACCCTCACGAGGTCGTCCAGCGGGCGGCAGTTGCCATAGGCGTGAGTCATTCGGTCGAAATTGCCTTCGCAGCCGTAGAACAGGACGCGCCTGTGACCGCGCTCGAATGCAATCATCGGGGCCGTGGTGGCGGTCGTCGGTCCGTTCAACAGCCCGTCGTCGCCTCCGACATGGACAGCCTCAACATCCGCGTTTTGGAGCGTAGCAAACACGTCGGGGTGGCAGGACGTGGACAGGATCGCCCGTTCGGCACCGCGGGCCATGCGGGCAATCGCGGGAAGCGGGTCCACACTCAGGAATGCCGCGTCAATGCCGTTCTCGCGGCACCAGCGCCATGCCCCATTGATGGCCCATACCTCCGCTTCGATGGACCGCAGTTCCTCGACGTGGCCTAGAATAGACGGGCCACCGCCAACGATTGCAACGTCAGGAAGGCGGGCCTCCCCCAGTCGGGGAAAGCCCAGTTTGATGGCATGGACCCGGTGACGCGCCAGAATTTCCTCCGACGCGCCGCCGATAGCCTGCACCTGCATCTTCATGCGCTGGGCAGGATGCCCTTGAGTTTCAGCGCCTCGACGACCTGCTGGACCACCGTGACGGCAGTTGCGATGGTTGCACCCGTCGCCAGCGTGACTACCGTGCCATACTGGGCAACAGGGGTCGCGCCGTGAAGGGAAATCAGGTCCGACGCGGACTGACCCAATACGGTGCCTTCGGCGCCGCCGTCAGAGAGTTGCTTGGAAGCCATGATGAAAACTCCTGATTAAGCGCTGGCCGTGCCGGAAAGGCGGGTGGCGAGGCGGGGGTCAACGGTCTTGACGCCGTAGAGAACGTCCAGACGCCAGGAACTCACGTCATTCGTTCCATCGTAGAACGGGATGACGCGAACCGAGTAGCCCTTGTAGGACTTGCGGGAGACATCGACGGCACCCGGCGGCCTCACCATAGGCACCATGACCAGCGAGAAGGCGTTCTTGTGGAACACCAGGTTCTGCGGGTAAGCGGTACCTCCGGTGCCAACTTTGGCAATGGTCGTGGTGCCATCGGTCGGAGCCTTGTCCACCGTCTGGTGAGCGCCGGACGTGATGATCGGCGGGGAAATCTTGATCGCCGTATCTCCGGAGCTGGTAGCCGTGTCCTCAAGAACCACAAACTGTTGCTTGTGCGCCAGCTTGGCCTTGGTGACAGGGTTGACCGCGTACACATCGCTCAATTCCAGGACGTCGCCCTTGTTGAGCGACGAGGAACTCCAGCCATCCGTGGACAGGTACATGTAACCGGTGTCCTTGGTGGCTTCCCATGTCGTGGAAAGGACGCCATTGCCGGCCGGAGCGTCTGCAACTGCCGAAGTGGTAGCGGCCGCGCCGACAGTGTGGGCCTGCACGTTCTGCGACGAGTAGGTGTCCACATTACCGATCATGCCGAGGCGTCCACGCCTGTAGGCATCCTTGGCGACATCCTGCATATACAGAGCAGTCTGCGAGCCGAGCATACCCCACTGATCAGAAGGCGAAAGGACGGAACTGCGGTTGTCCTGCGGTACCGCGCCGAGGTCCAGACGCTCCGGAGCCAGGGCGAAGTCCTTGAAGGAATCAACCGTTTGACCCGGCGTGCCGACCCAGTTCCATACATCCTTGTAGAGCGAAGTCAGGTCCCGGTCGATTTCGTTCGCAAGCTTGATCATAGCCGGCTTGATGATGCGCTCGGAGAGGTCCTTGATCTGCAAGGTGAGGTCGGAAGACGAGAACTTGAAGTCCACGCCCTTCTGCTGGTCCACAGTGACGTTCAGCTTGCCTTCCACAACGTCCTGAATCTCGACAGTCGGGCCGCTGCGGACGGTGAAATCGGCAGGACGGCGGACGGAGATAGTTTCGCCGACCGTGTAGCCGTTGATGCGCTTCGAGAATTCTTCCTCGTAGCCGCGATAGACGAGACCGCCCATCACGCAATTGTTTTCGAGGATACCAACGGCTTCCGCCGCAATGATATCCGCAGTCAGGGTCGTGTTAGCCATGGTTCAGATGCCTTTTCAGCCGGCACCCTTCCGCCTTGCTTCCCAATAGGCGGACGCGTCATCCGACTTCGCCAGCGAGGCGAGATTGGTCGGAGGCGACGCGCCACCATTGACGGAGGCGAGCGGGGCGGGTGCTTTGGTTTGGGTTCGGGGTGAGGGGAGATTGAGGGACGCTTCCATGCGTCCGATCTCCCGCGCAACCTCGCGGGGCGACAGGCGGTTCAGGTGTTGCGCCGTCGCCGGGTTCTTGGCGAGGTGATAAAGAAGGAGAGGGCCTTGATCGCTGTCCAGAAGCTCGTCGCGGACGGCATCGGAAATCCGGCCGCCGGACTGGGCATATCGCTCAACCGTCTCGTCATAGTCAGCAATGCGACCCCGCAGTTCGTTGACGCCCTGATCAAAGGAATCCGTCAACTCCTGCCGTTGCGCTTTGTGCTGATCTTCGAGCCGTGAGATTCGGTCTGCGTTCAGTTCCTCGCGAATGGCCCGTCGCGCATCGTATGCGGTCTTGGCCTGCATGAAGGCGAAGTAATCGCCATTGAAGTCAGCCTCAACAGGTTCACGATCAGCCTTATCCTTCTCGGCAAGCTGAGCCTTGAGATTGTCGATCTCCGTGCTCATCGCCTGCACGCGCCGCTTCATGCGGTCTGTGCGGGACGGTCGGCGCGGCTTCTCGGCATCTCCGGCTTCGCTCTGCGCGTCGTCGGTGTTCGGCTGGTCGGTCTGCTGTTGCTGGCTCTGTTCGAGCTGCTGCTGATCCACATTCTGCGGGGCAGCGGCTTCGGTTGTGGTCGCGCCTTCGGTCGGCGCACCCTCAGGGGCGGCCGTCACGTCAGTTTCGGTGCTCATTGTTGGCCCAATGAAAAAGGCCCCGAAGGGGCCTGCCATCGTGCGGAAACCGGCTGATCCGATGTCCTGCTACGAAGTCTGTTGCGGCGCGCTTTCCCGCGCCTGCTGTGTCTGCCAGGCTGTTGCGGCACGGAGGGCCATTTCTTCCTCCTTCACGCCGGCCTGAATGAGGGCGACGGCCAGCCGGGTCTGCTGGTCCATCTGCATCTTCTCGCGCTCAAGCATGATCTTAACGGAAAGCTCACGCTCGGCTTGCTGAGCGTCCATAACCGCCTTCTCCTGATCGAATTGCAGCTTGGCCTGCGCCTGCTGCGCATCCATCTCCGCCTTGATGGCGGCCGGGTCCGGAGGCTGCTGCTGCGCCTGCTGTAGAGCTTGCTGGATCTGCTCCGGCTCCATGCCCTGCTTTTCCATTTCCTCCATCATAAGGATTTGAGGCGGCATGGTTGCTCTAATGCGTTTGGCGATATCGTCCGCCATCGGCCAGTCCTGCGACTTGGCAACAAGGTCCATGACAATCGGCCCAACTGCCGGGGCAGCTTGGATGAAGCTGGTCATGCCTTCGCGGGCTTCCTCTCGCCGTGTGGCATAATTCGGGCCGACCGTCGCAACCACGTCATAGGAACCGATGGTCACGTCGTTCAGGTAGCCCTCACCATTCGCCCGGTTGATCTCGATGATATCGAGCTTGCCATCCTCGCCCATGATCCGGATTTTGCGCTCGGTATCATAGACGTGCGGAATAAGGTCCGCGATGATCTGGCCAGTCCGGCGTACCGCGCGGGCGAAGTTGTCGATGAACAGATATGAGCCAAGGTCGGACTGGCGCTGGCGAGCCACGATAGCCCGCCCTGATGTCTCATTGGACCGCGCGCCGAGGCTGGCGTCATAAATGCCCGTGACTGCTTTCAGGTCCTCCTGCGCCATCTCCAGACCCTGGAGGATGCCCTGCGATGACACTGGCGGCTGGACGCGCTGCGGGCCGGTTCCTCCGTTCTTTGAGTCCGGCTCATAGACGAGATAGGGCAGATTCTGGCTGTTCGCCTGCTCCCACATCTCCTGGTATTTGGCGAAGTTCGTCTCGGTCCCGATGAACGGGGCTTTGGGCTGTAGGGCTACCGTCTCAGTGTGAGCGGAATGGAAATAGTTGACCATCCGCTGCGGGTCGATGGCGTCACGGACAATGCCCTTGCGGATGACCTTGCGGCCGATCCGGATTTCCTCACCCAGAACCGGGACAATCGGGATATGCCGGCCGATCCAATCATCCTTGGACAGGACATTGGAAGCCGTGATCAGGTAGCGAACAACCTTATGTCCGGGTCGCTTCTCGACACGCGCACCGGAGCGCACCGCGATATCCGATAGCGCAGCCTTGTCCTCCGCGTCTGTGATGTCATCAACACTGCCGTCCGGCAGCAACACAATCGTGCGCTGGATCGGCTCACGGACCCAGTATTCCGCGACTCTAACAAAATCGGCATCCACCCACGACGAATTGTGCGTCCATGTGGCGTCGTCGAAGTCGGAAGGCGTGATGTCAGGATATTTCTTTTGGAACAGCGCCCGGCTCATATCAACCGGGACAAAGCAATACCGCGCATCCTCCCGGCTGGGCAGCTTGGAATCCGGATCCCATAGCACCGAAATGCCATCGTCGACCGGCGCGATCCGGATTTCCTGGTTCAGCGTCGTGTCGTCTGCATACTCGGTCGTGACACGCCAATGGCCGATGCCCGCGGCAACCTGACTGTCCGCGGCGCGGAAGTAGATGGCGGGCGCATCGGACCTGTTCTCGATATACCGCGACAGGCCGGAATATAGGTCCGCCACCTTCTCATCCGCACCGTTATCGACGGGCACGAATTTCAGGCTAGGCTTCATCTGCCTGATGTCGCCGGTCACCTTGTGGACGAACTGCGGCAGGCGATTGACGGTCAGAGTGGGGCGGCCTTCCGCCTCACGCTTCCTCTTTTGCTCTGCGTCCCATTGCGCGTTATCCTCGTTCGCGAGGAATTCCAGATCCTCATACGCGCGCCGGATGTTCTCCCGGTCCATTTCGTGCGCGCGGTCCCAGTCGTCGCGGGCGCGCGCCAGAATGTTCCGCGCATCACTACCCGAATAGGCGGTGCGCGTCGTGTCAAAGTCTGCCAAGTGGTGCTATCCGCCCATCCATGAGCCGGGCCGGCGCCCGACAATCATCTTCGGAACCAGTTTCCCGCGCGGTTCTTCGTAGGCAACCGCCATCAGGCCGAACGCATCGGCCGCATGGCTCGACCAGTCATGCTCCGGGCCAAGGCCGATGTTGCGGGCCTCGTCCTTGCGTTCGTGGTAGTAGCCAAGCGCATCACGACCCGCTTCCGTTGCCGCGTCGTTGAACCAGCATTTATGGAAAATGCGCCGAACTGCTTCGATCCGCATCGAAGCCGCGCCCTTGCCCTGGTTCGGGACAACCTGAACCTCGAAGCCGGCATCGCGAATGTGGTCCTCGTATCGCTTGCCGGTGATGTTGTTTTCGTTCACGCCGTCGTGCGGCAAGATGCAGCTCGCAGCCTGATAGCCTCGCGATCGAAGCTCGTTGACGTAATAGGCGAGCACCTGCCCGACGCCCTCGATGTAGTCGAGGACAAGAATGCGGTCGCCGGCCCACTGCACGATCCATATCGCCATGGCGTCGGCCTGCGCCCCGGAGCCGCCAAGGTCGAACACGGCCCTGATCGGCAGGAGCGGATCGGCAGACACGTGACCGATGCGGCCGGAGGCTTTGGCCTCTGTCAAGTGGCGGGCGAAATAGGCGCCCTCGAATGCCTTGGCGTATCCACCTTCCCAGATGTGCTCATAGCGATCCGGATAGCGAGCCTGGTCTAGCTTCCGCTCATCTTCAAGGACCGATGGAAACCACGGGTTGTCCCGCCAGTTCGCCTCAATGACGATGGCGTTATCCGGCTTTTCGCCTCGCAGGAAGGCGTCGATTGCATCTTTCGGCCGACGCGGATTCCATGAAGCCCAGATTTCCGAACCTTCCGCGCGGATCGTCGGCCGGAGAAGCGTCAAGCTGCGCTCACTGAGCGTCTGCGCCTCCTCGATCCACGCCCGATTGAAACCTTCCAGCGATTTGATCGTCTCTGCGGTGTGGTCCTGCATACCCTGAAACAGGATGACGCCGCCGCCTGGTGTATTGATCTGTTCGCGCTGGCAATCGAAATGCGGCCCAAACCCGAGGGCCTGCACCTTGTCCTCGATCAACCGTTTGGCCGACTCCTTGAGGCTCTTTTGCACCTCGCGGATGCAGACTGAGCGGAGGCCGGGGTTGGCGTAATGGTCCTCGACCAGCATCTCTGCGAAGAAATGCGACTTTCCAGACCCGCGCCCGCCGTGCGCTCCCTTGTAACGAGCAGGGGCCAGCAGGGGCTGGAAAGCCCTAGCTGTCTCGATTTGCAGGATCGACAATGACGCGCTCGATGCGCTGGATCTGGATGGGCTTACCGTCCGGCCCGGAATGCTCCACGTCCTGCTTGTCGCGCCAGTCGCCGGTTCCGGTGTTCTTGAGGGCGAATATGGACGACGTGACCACTGGTCCGATCTCCGCCGCCATCAGCCGGCGCTCAAGGAAAAGCTGCCGTTTGGCCTGTCCAACCTTTACAGCGTCGGAAAAGTCTTTGTGTTGGGCCTGCCATTCGTAGGCCGTGTCGCGATGAAACCCTAGTTCAGCCATCGCCGCCGTCAGAGAGAGTCCTTCGGACATCAGGGCGACGACCTTCCCGCCCATATCCTCCGTGTATTTGGAGGGACGCCCGATACGTTCAGCCATTCAGTCCTCTGTAAGAGAGTGAGAGGGGAGGTAGTTCACCGCGGCGAACCGTTGGGATGGCGGGTAATGGCAACGTTTGCCCACATTGCATTCGACCGATGATTGCGGAGAACAAACGTCTTGTCGGGTCCGTCCGGAAGCTCACTGTCCAGAATGTCCGAATATGCCTTGGCCGCAGCCCGAACTCGGGACATCGCCATATTTTGCTCGTCTGTGGGGTTCAGGTACTCATAAGTGGTCGGGTCAAGCGTCATGTGTTCACCCAATGAAAAAACCGCCCGGTGAGGGGCGGCCCGAGTTCTGTGCATTTTCTGCACATAAGTCTGATGCGTCCTGCTTCCTATCCCGCCGAGAGACGGGCACGCCTCCATCCGGAGACAGTTCGGAGAGACAGGACGACTTGCCGAGGGTTTCAGTGCGGACCGGGCTTGATACCGGCTCCACGTTTTTAGCTCGAAGCTACGGAGACCTAGGACATGTGGCCGCCCGAGGGCGTGTCCATCCACGCCGCCGCACTGATTATCGGGATTACTACCCATCAGGGCGCAGTCCCACATCTCGACTTTTACCCTACGACTGTGCGGGTGTACCTGCAATGGACGTGATTAGTTTATACCCGCTATTCACAAGCCAAGCCTTTGGCGCTGCTGATTATCCGAATCCCGCTTCCTGATTTCATCAGACGACATCTCCCGTGCTTCACTCCCAAGGAAACGATAAGCAACGGCGAGGCAATGGAGATACTGCCGGACGACGCAGCCGAAATACTCGGCACCGATCTTTCCGGGCCTGCCGTACTTGGTGGCCATCTGGGCCAATCCCATGCCCGCACCAAGAAAATCTCGCATCAGATTATCACCTCCGGACCCGATTGCGGCGCGGGCGACCGCCAGATCTTCAAACGCAAAAGTGCGTAGATCCGTCATCTCGTCGCTGCGAGCGATCTGGCCGCCGTCCACCACATCCCTGGTGGTGTCGATAGCCTTGGAGCCCGACAGTTCGGATATCTCATAGGCGCGTTGCCATTTCCGGCCGGCAAGGAATTGCGCTTCCTCGATCTGCTTCTGCCGGCGGAGGCGGGCGAGCGGATCGTCCCGAAGATTCCTGTAGACCAGCAATTTACCGCCCTTCTCCATGGGATCGTCCACCTCGACCGCCTCAACTTCCGCCCGCCACGGCAGGTGGTTAGCCAGCCGCTCGTAGACTTTCGGCCCGTTAGGTCCTGCCAGCGTGATCTGTGAGCGCTTGAGCTTGCGTTTGGCCATGTGGTCCTGCCTTGGCAGATAGGTGGAGGGGGATACGCAGGACTATTTTGGGACAAGGCCCGATCTCACTCGGGAGAGATCACCACTGGTGACCTCTCTTTCCGGCAAGACGGTTGCCATACTCCGATAGAGCGCTGATGATGCCCTCAAGCATTTCCTTGCTACGGATCATGAAGCACGCCCCATCTCCGTCTGATCCAACTTCAACCAAGATGTCCTCGCCGTCTATTCCCCTTGTTAAGGATATGAAGCCGCCGGTTTGGTCAGAGAAAACAGAGTATTCCAGATCTCGGTCTCCACCGTAACCATCGATTACTTCACCCATATCCGTTTCCTTTATGTTCCACGTGAAACAATCAGAGGATTTCAGCCTCTTTGTGGCTCGAACCATCGACAATAGGCACAAGTGAAACTCATGAGATGAGTCCTTCTTTGCGCATGAATTGAGTCATGACTGACTGTGCAAGACGATATTCGACCTCTTGAGAGAGTGACCGCCCACTCGCCTCACAGGCTTCATCCAAAGCTTTCCTGAGCATTGGCGTTATCCGGGTTGTCATGGTTGTTGATTTCCCATGGAACTCCCCTTGCGGCTTGCGGCCTCCTCCAGGAGCCCGCCGTTTCTTAGGCGCAATTATTGGATTTTCCATCATCCCACCTCCTGCATCGGTTGATCAGGAATGGCGTCAAAGTCTGCATCAGACAGCCCGAACCGTTCTTTGAACTGATCTTTGGACTGCCCTGCTGATCCGGCGGAACGGCCGGCCCGGATGTTGATCCCATGGCGCGCCAGATCGTCGGCTATCTCGTCATAGGACTTGCGGGATGAGCGGTCCTCGATCTGCTGGCGCTCCTGCAACTGGTCCCGCAAAGCCGCCTGCGCTCTCTGTCGGTCCCGGATCGGGGCCATCCGGGATTCGCACGCCTCTCGGATCTCCGCCACTGACGGAGCCCACTTCATCGTGGCCGGAAGGCCAGAAATCGGGCTCAGGATAGACGCCAGCACCGAGCGCGGATACTGCATCAGCAGTTCGACCGTGCCGGCCAGAACCACCATCGGGTCACCCACTTCGCGCGGGGGGAAGTAGCTGAACAACCTGCGCGCCGCCTCCGCCGCCTCCTGCTGGCTCACGCCGGGCGAACTCCCCGAGTTGGTCGAGGGCGTCTGTCCAACTTGCCTTGGATCGATCCTTACGGGTTTGAACAT